ACAACGTGGACGGCATCTTCAGCACGATCGTCAATCACTTCTACGACCTCGGCCAGAACCCCTACGACCATTCCTTCCTGCAGGATCTGAAGTCGGCGCTGAACGAAGATCTCGATTGGAAGGCAAAGCGCTTCGCCCTGACCGAAACCGGCATCGCAGCCGAACTCGCCCAGGCCGAAACCTACAAGCGCAACGGCGTCACGGCCAAAGAGTGGAACATCACAGGCGATAACACCAGGCCGGATCACATTGAGCTGGAAGGCACTGTAATCGGCATCCACGAAAAGTTCGATGTAGGCGGAAGCCCAGGGGACCATCCGCTTGATCCGTCGCTTCCGGCAGACCAGATCGTCAACTGCCACTGCTGGCTTTCGCCCGTCGTCGACGACGATTACGAACTCGATCCAAACAACATCTGGGAGGGCCAATGAAAGTAGTGATTCTTCTGGCGATCGCCATCCTGGCGCAGGCCGCGCCAGCGACAACAACCATCGCCGATACCGTTGTTCTAGCCGATGGCTCGCGCTTCAACGGCAACATCGTCATCACCTGGCTGGCCTTCACCGCACAGGATGGTTCCTCCGTCCCTGCAGGCAGTAAGGTGGCTGCCGTAGTCGGCGGGCTACTGCGAACACAGCTGGTGCCTTACAACGCTTACACCGCGACCTTCGAAGCAGTGAATGGATATACCAGCCGCCAAAACTGGGCGGTACCTCAGTCGGCAACGCCCGTGCGTTTGAGCGACCTCTATTCCCCTCCGGTATTGCTGAGTTCGGGCGTTTATCAGCAAGCAGTTGCCGTGGGAATGAGTTCGCTCAGCGTCTCGGCTGCGCAGCACGGCTGCGGAGCAAATCCCTTCTGGCGCGTTTGGGATTCCAGCGCTGGCTGGACGGACGTGGACGCGGTCCTCGATACCAGCGGCAATCTTGTATTGACCTGGGAGGGCAGCTTCACCGGCTTTGTCCGGATCGCGTGCGGAAGCTTCGCACCGAACTATTCCGCGACCTTCTCCACCGCCGATTCGGCGCTGATCATTCCTGGCGGAACTTCCGGAATTCTCAGCACAGACGTTGAGCCGCAATGCTATGACGCCAGCGGCAACTACTTCGACGCGGATTTCACCTTGAGCCTTTTCTACGACTTGACCATTGCAGTCAACCCGGACGGCAGCACGCCGATCGCGGGCAGATGTATCGCGGGAGCGCACTAACTTATGACGAGCAGAATCCTGATCCTCTTCTTCTTCCTTCTGGCCTCCATGGCCGCGCAGAACCGCAGCCGCGCCACGGTGGACTTCCGCCAGGCGATTGCCACGTTCCCGACCCAGAGCGGAACACTCGCGGCCAGGCCGGCCACTTGCGCCGTCACGCAGCAATACGCCACCACAGACCAATCGCCGAACGTGGTGTACCTGTGCACTTCGGTGAATACCTGGACCGCGATCGGGACGGGAAGCGGAGGCATCGGCCTGGGAGCGCTCAGCGCCACCAGCCCGCTGCTCTACAACTCCGGAAACGGCGTCTTCTCGATGCCTCAGGCAACCAGTTCCGCAGACGGCTACATGTCCCACATCGATTGGGCGACGTTCAACGCCAAGCAGCCCGCAATTACTACCGGAACAACTGGGCAATACCTTCGCGGCGACCTCTCACTTGCTAGTTTCCCCGCTATTCCAACAATCGGAAGCGGACTCCTGAAAGGCTCAAGCGGCAACGCGGTGGCGGCCGGATACGCGGATATCTTCGCGTTGTTCTCCGGCTGCTCTGGCACCCAGTACGCCGGCTTCGATGGGCAGTGTCACAACGCGGGCGGATCTTACTCGCTTCCTGCATCCACAACAACAACGCTGGGCGGCGTTATCGTGCCGAGTTCGGGCCACATCGCGATCGACGGCTCGGGCAACATCTCCATTGCAGCCAACAGCCTGCCGTACTCGCTGATGACAGGCACGGTGCCCACATGGAACCAAAGCACCACCGGCAACGCGGCGAACGTAACCGGCATCATTGCGCGAGCGAACGGAGGCTTGAATAGCTCATCGCCGGGAACTGGCCTTTTGCGTGACGGAACAACGCCAGGCGCATCGGAACTCAGCGGCGATGCCTCCACTTCCGGATCTAACGCCGTCACGGTGAAAGGGATCAACGGCGTGCCGGTCTGCACGGGATCGACTTTGACAGTCGGGCAGCTTTACTACCTGACCACAGCCAGTTCACCTAATCCATGCCTCGCGCCAACCGCCTTCACGACAGATGGATCGGGCAATCTCTCAAGTCCGGGAGGACTCACGCTGGGAGTCGGAAGCGCACTAAGTGGCGCGGAGTTTTTCGGTGGTTCGACGTCGGGAGGCGCGGGCTTCGGCTCTGCAGCTGTTGGCGGATCGAGCACGATCTACCTCATGCCGACTACCGCCGGCTCAGGCAATTTTCTGAAAGACAACGGCACGGTGACATGTCCAAGCTTCGGCGCGAATATCCCCGCCAGCCCTGATTGCGAACAGCTTGCGTGGGCGTCGGCATCCGGCACGGTTTGCTCGACTTGCACAAAGTCCCTCGGTACCACAACGGGATCTTCTGTTGCCAGTCTCGACACGGTGGCAATCCCTTCCGGCTATTCGAAGGTGGCGCTGAACGTGAAGAGCACGGGCTGCGTTTTCGTCGGCGTGCAATTTAATCACGATACGACGACGGGCGACTATTATTCGACTTATTACAACGCAGCGGGTTCCGCAGGCGCCAATCCTAACGGCACCACAAATTCAGCGTTCATCTCGATCAGCAGCGCGCCTGTTGAGATATGGACGAACAACTACGACAGCTCGGACAACCCGAAGATTTGGCAGGGTTCTGGAGCAACAGGTGGAAGCCCAACCGCAAGTCTGAACGCGGTTACGCAGAACTGGAACTCTGCATCCGCTATAACGAGTGCCACTGTTGTGTGCCAGTCGGGCACATTCACAACGGTAAAAACCAATGTCATCGCGACCCCCTAAAATGAGACTCCTCCTACTGCTCGCGACGCCGCTGTTGATCAGCGCTCAAATCACAATTCCGACCGAAGGGTATGACAACACCCATAGGAACTGGAATTCCAGTGAAACGACCCTCACGACGTCCAACGTAGCACCGGGCAAATTCGGGCTTCTGGCAACGTATGCGCTCGATGGCTACGCGTACAGCGAGCCGCTTTACGTCCCCAGAATCGGCGGGAAGAATCTATGGCTCGTCGCGACGAATGCCCAATCGATCTATGCCTTCGACGCCGATAAGCCCGGAGCGGTTGTCTGGCAATGGAACTCGGGTCAGTCAACCTACTCACCGCCAACCAACCTGTTTTACAGCCTTCCCGTGGGTTGCGGACTCGGGACGCCCGCGGTGGATGTAGCTCAAGGCTGGATATTCACCGATTGCCCGAACGGAAACAACCGAACGCTGTTTAAGGTCTCGCTTTCGGCGGGAACCACGATCGCGAGTGTCGATCCGTCGGCGGGCGTTTCGGTAGCAAGCACTCTTACCAGCGGCCAGGACCCTTGCGCAAATGGAACGACGCTGACCTTCTGCGCGCAACGGCGGGAGATGAGACTGCCCATTCGTATAGCCAACGGCAAGCTATACATCGCCTACGGGGCGTATGGCGACGGCGATTCCAGTTATCACAGCTGGGTGCTGGGCTTCAATGAATCGAACCTGGCTCTGGTTGGTTCCTGGTGTTCGACGCCAAACAGTAGCGGCGGCGCGATCTGGCGGCCGTTTGCCATCGCTGCTAACGGCGATATCTACGCAACAACCGGCAACGCCGGACCAATCGGCCCAGGCTTCGATGGAGTGACCGAGTACGCGATGTCGCTGGTGCGGTTGTCGGGCTCTAACCTTTCACTGGTCGATTACGGGACACCGTCGAACTGGTCATCTCTATCCGCTGCAGACGCGGATGTCGCCAGCGGTGGAGTGATTTCGATCCCCAGCCCAGCGCTGATTCTGACGGGCTGGAAGGACTTCAACGCCTATCTCTTTGCGGCCAACTGCCTCGGCCATTTAGGTTTCGCGCAGAACGGCTGCAGCGTCCAGATTGTTCCCGTTGCAACTGGGTCAGTGAACTCCGGCAGCGGCATCTTTCATATCGCGTTCGCGAACAATGTCGCCTACTTCACGCTGGCGGCCGGCAAGGTGTGCAGCCTACCGCTATCCGGTACAACGCTGGGCACCACGCCTACCTGCACAGCCGGGACGTACAGCACTCATGGCCTGATGACGGCGGTTAGTTCTAACGGTTCCTCGGGCGTGATTGTGTGGGGGCTCAGTCCCAATGCTGGTGACTTCACTACAGCCCAGACCGGCACGCTGCGCGCGCTCAGTGCTGACTTATCGACGGAGTATTACAACAGCGGCACGGTCTCATCCGACAACCTCGGCGTGATTCCTAAGTTCGTTACTCCAGTCGAGGGAAATGGTCGGGTTGCGGTGAATACAGGGACCACGTTCTGCCTGTTCGGATTGCGCACTTCTGTGTTGACTGGCGGCAACGTGCAGATCAGCGGAAAGGCTTCCCACTGATGGCCGCGCAGGCGAATACGGGTGAACGCACGCCTATGCGTTTCAAAACATTTCACAACGCCCCTGTTTGCGAAAGCGGGGCATTGTAGTGGCTGCTCGGCTCCTCAAATCCACCGTCTCCGTCACCAAGACGAATCCGGAACTCGGAATCGTCTGGGGATGGGCCTCCGTTGCCGACGTCATCGATCTTCAGGGAGACGTGGTTCCCCAGGTCGAGTTGGAGCAAGCGGTCTATCAGTTCATGGAGGACTATTACGCCGGCCGGGCAGCGATCAAAGAGAACCACAGAGACGCGGCGGACGTGGTCCTGGTGGAAAGCGTTCTCGAATGGCGCGCTGGCTCACTGTGCTGGTGGGTTGGCGTGAAGCTGCTGAGCGACGATCTCCGCGAAGCAGCCCGCAACGGAGAGATCTCAGGATTTTCGATAGGAGGAACTGCTGATGGCGAAGCTGACGAACCTCAGGCTTAACGAATTTTCGGTAGTTCGCGGGGCAGATGTACAGCCCGCAAACCCCGGTGCCGTGGCGCACGTTTACAAGGCCACACCAAAGGAGCAAGACGACGTGACTATACAAAAGACAGAACCCACGGCGCAGGGTCAACCGAAACTCAAGACCCTGGCCGAAAGAATCGGTGAAGCCGTTCGCGGAGTAGTGAAAGGACAGCAGACTCGCGAAGTTCAGTCCAACTCCACCTACGTCGAAACGTTTAACGACGGCCAACCGGACGGAACTGCCGATCAACAGCAGCCCATCGTTGTTGTTGTGCAGGATTCCGCACCTGCCGCCGCGCCACCCATTGCCAAGGCGACACCCGCCGCCGATCCCGTTCCTGATACGGCGGAGATCATCAAGGCCGCGCTGGCTGAAGCGCTCAATCCGTTCTCTGAGCGTCTCGCGAAGCTTGAAAAGGCTCCAGTGGGCAGCGCCGTGATCCGCAAGTACGCGGGCGGCAGCGGTGTACAGGTTGCCGATCGCGGCATGTTCCCCGGCTTCAGCAAGTTCCTCGCTGAAAAGGCCGGCCTTTCGCCTGGCCAGAAGATTTCGAAGGCCACCATCACCAGCGCTTCGCTGGGCTCGTATGGTCTGAGCTTCGAAGAGTCCGGCGCGTTCCTCGATTACGTGATCGATGAATCCGTGGTGCTGAAGAACATCCGCACCGTGAAGATGAAGAACCAGCGCCAGCCGATCGACAAAATCGGGCTGGGCAGCACGGTCATGGTGAAGTCGGTTGTCGGCGTCGATCCCGGCGACACCACCAGCGTCACCACCAGCCAGGTCATGCTCCAGTCGCAAGATTGCATGGCCGTCATCAACATCGGCGATGACACACTGCAGGACAACATCGAAGGCGATGAGTTCGTGCAGCACCTGCTCGGCATGGTGAGTCGTGCGGCTGCCAACGAAATCGAAGCAGCTTCGATTCTCGGCGATTCCACCCTGGCCGTCACCGGCATCATGAACATGTGGGACGGCTTCTATAAGCTGGCCAAGGCCAACGGAGCCCACGTCATTGAAGGCATGGCGGATACCGACCGCTACTGGGCCGGTGCCAACGGCGCGAAGATGACCAAGCTCCTCAAAGCGCTGCCCACCAAGTATCGTCGCGACAAAGCGATGATGCGCAACCTGATCCATCCGGATCTGTACCTCGATTACACCGATACCTTGACCGGTATCTCGTCCGTCCCTGGCTTCGCGGCCATCACCGGCGGCGCGGATGTGCCGATCCGTGGCGTGCAGCACCTGCAGGCTCCTGGCATCAGCGAATCGATGGCCTTCACCTACAGCAGCACGAACTACACCAACGGCACGTTCGTGATGCTCACCAACCCGCAGAATTTGATTGTCGGCATCCACCAGGACATCACCTTGGAGCCGTTCCGTGAGCCGGTGAAGCGGCAGACGCGCTGGGCGATGGTTCTGCGCCAGGACGTCAAGATCGAGAACGCCGATGCGATCGCGATCTACGATCACGCGCTCGTCCACTAATGACAACCCCGAGGTGACGCGCCTCGCGCGTTACCTCACAGGAAACAACTGAGGAGAGAAACCATGGCAACAAAAGAAGCGAAAGTAGAAACCCCTAAAGTGTTCGGCGTGTATCAGCTTGCCACCGGCAGCTACACGCTCGGCGAAACGAAGTTCGAACCGTTGACGCCCTTGGCCGTCAGTCCGGAAGTGAAGGAGCTTGCGTGCGAAGAGACCTCGCCCGTGAAGTTCTTCGACACCAGGGAAGCGGCTGACAAGAACCTGGTCACGCTGAAGGCAAAGTTCGACCTGCAGAAAACCAAGCAGTAGCCCATGCCCGCATCGATCACATCGGTCACTCCGAACGCAGCCGCTCCCGGTACCCAGGTCACCATCCTGGGCACAGGGTTCGACTCGACTTCCATCGCGTGGTTCGCGACGGGCGCAACACAAGCGCCCGATCCGAATACCGTGCTGGTTTCGCCCACGCAAATGACGGCCATCGTGCCGGATCAATTTGACGGCGTGGCGGTGCCCGCGATGCTGATGGTGATCTCACAACTACCAGGGGCCGCGGCGTCGAATTCGGTCCCCTTTTCGATTCTTCCGACGCCAACCGAAGGCGGCTTCACGCCGCTCTGCTCGCTGGCTGACTATAAGGCTGCGTTCGGCCTGGACGATGAGATTCCGCCAACGCTCGAACGCCAAATCAAGTTCTGGATCGGTGTGGCCTCCGCGCAAATCGCGGGCTATTGCCGGACCAGCTTTTCGCCCGTGGTGATCACCAACGAACTGTACGACGGCGATGGAACGGACATGCTCACGCTGAAGAGCAGTCCGATTCTGAGCCTGCAGGCAGTGACGGTGGACACCGTTGCGCTCGATGTTTCCACGCTTCGCGCTTATCGGGAGTACATCCGCTTCTACCAGAACGACATGACCAATCCCTTTCTGGGGCAATGGGCGGGGATCTTCCCGGAAGGAACGCAGAACATCGCGGTGAGTTACACGGCGGGATACACGACTGTCCCGGCCGACCTGGCGGGCGTGATGCCGCTGCAAGTGGGGCTGCTGATGAACACGTTCAATAAGCAGGGCCTCTCGACCGAAACCAACAACACGGTCAACGCGACCTCGGCATACGACAAGCTGCCGATCGTGCCGATCGTGCAACAGTGTGCGAACCGCTATCGCATGAAAGGAATAAGAGTCATATGAAGCCATCGATTGGACGGATTGTCCACTTCGTGGACGCAACAGCTTCGGCTCCGGACGTGCCGGTGCATTATCCGGCCATCATCACCAAGGTAGCTGGCGAGCTGGTCAACCTTACCGTCTTCCCTGACGGTCATAGTCGGTCTTACGCTATGCCAGACGTACAATTCGACGGATCGACAGAGCCAGCGATTCGCACATGGCACTTCCCGGAGCGCGAGGCGTGAGAGGGTTCATCGACATCTGCATCATTGCGTTCTTGCTCTCGTTCAGCCTGGGCGCGATTCGCATTTCCAATGCGGTGGACAAATACCTCGGCCGGCTCGGAGACCAGGGCGATTCGTTCGCGGCCAGTGTGGCGACCGTGGCCACCACTGCGACGGATCTGGATGAGAAGCTCACGCCCGCGATCGCGGCCGTGCCCGTCCAACTGGCGGCGACGAATAAATCTATCGGGCGGGTGGCGGATTCGTTTCACCAAGCGGCAGGAACTCTCGACCAGGCGCGCGCTGATTTCAATTCGCAGCTGACCAACACGAATAAGGCGGTACGGGACGCGGCGAATGGAATTGTCAGCGCAACCGATGCTAACGGGAACGCGGCGGGTGAGATCAGTTCAGCGTTCAGGTCTGCCGCCGCGCCGATCCATGACCTTGGCCAGCAGCTGGCCGACGTGGGGCCGCTGTGGCTCGACTGCGATCATAACCCCGACTGCGCCTTCAATCGCTACCAGGGCACGATGAAGGCGCTCGAGAAGGCTTCGTTGCAGGCTCCGGAGACGGCGGAAGCGTGGAAGGGCATTTCGGTGGATGTGAGGCGCGTCACGGATCGCGTCACTGCAAAGAAGAAGTGGTGGCAGAAGCTCGAAGACTTCGGAATTCTCACGGCGCTTCTCGCCGCGAGATGGCACTGACAAAGGAGAACGACTATGAGAAGCAGACTGTTACGGTTGTTGGTTTTACTCGGCGGAGGCGCCTGCGCACCCGCCATGGCTCAGACGACGGCTGTGACAACTCCAGTTGTCGCGCCTGCGCCTGTGGTGACCTATCCCAGCTACTTCGTCGCGGCGGGCGGCGGCTACACACGGAACGCCACGCCAAACGCGGCGGAAGGTTGGCTTTCCGCTGCTGTCCAGGTGGGGACGAACTCTCCTTATTACTCCATCACCACGGTGGATATGACCAGCCAGACTTCCAGCATCCGGACCGGCTTCGCGCGGATCTTTAGCCAATCGGGAAACTTGACGCTGATGGGGCGCGTGGATGCGGGAATCTCGACGGTCACGCCCGTCATTGGCAACTTCAGCGGCGGCGCGATCCTGCTTTACAACATGAAGGGTTTCAACGCCAAGCTGAACAACATTTTCCTGGTGGGCGAGGTTCGAATCACCGGCGCGACTTCGACAACCCTCGCAACGCCGAATCAAGTAACGCCTGGGTTCTACTTCGGACTCGGGAAGACCTTCTAATGCCGAAGCCCACTAAAGAGGAGGTGATCCTCTACATCCGGACGCTGTGCGGCGGGTTGCGCCTGAATCCGGACCTGGCCATCCGGCAGTGCGAGCGCGAGTCGGCTTTCGATCAGGATGCGGTTTCACCGTGCGGCGCGATCGGGCTGATGCAACTGATGCCGGCCACAGCGACCTGGCTGAAGGTGGATCCGCATGTGTGGCAGGCGAACGTGAAGGGCGCGTTGCAGTTCATGCAGTCGCTTTTGATTCAGTACAAGTGGGATTACGCCAAGGCGTTGGCTGCTTACAACTGGGGCCCAGGCAATCTAAACAAAGCCATCAAGGCGCATGGCGATGCGTGGCGCACGGCGCTGCCCAAAGAGACAGCCGATTACCTGACTTTCATCCTGCAATAACTATGCCGACGAACTTCAGCTGGGACGATCCGAACGCGCTCTTTCTTGAGGTCGATAAGATGCTCAAGACTCAGGGCACTAAGATCCGCGCCGTGCCTGAGCGCGCTGTCCGCAGGGGAACGATCGAACTCATGCGGCTGATCCAGGCGAAGATGCCGAAGAAGACCAGCACGCTGGTTCGGTCTGTCAATTTCGTGGTGAGGCGCATCTCGGCCGATCTGGTCGAGGGCGTAGTGGGCACGCCACTGGCTTACGCGCAGTTTGTCGAGGAAGGCACCGGCATCTATGGGCCGAAGCGCACGCCGATCATCATCATGGCGAAAAACCGCCAGGCGTTGTGGTGGGGAGCGTTCAATGAGAAGGGCAAAAAACTGATGGTGACCAGGGTGACCAATCCCGGTATGAAAGCTCAGCATCCGTTCGCCCTGGCCGTGGCGGAGTTTCTGCCTCGGTATACCGAGATCATCAACGAAGAACTGGCAAAGGCGGCGGCATGAGCATCTTTTCCGATCTGGAAAACTCGCTGGTGACTGCGCTTCGCGCGTGGGAAGGTCTCGCCGCTGTGAAGACGATGGAAGCGGAAGTGAAGGAATCGTTGTTCCTGGGCGACAAGCTTTCGCAGGGCTTCCAATCGACGGACCTGCCCGCGATCAATGTCTCGATGACGCTGTCGGCCGCCAGGTCGAGGCCGTTCACCACCGATCAGACGGCGAATGAGATTCCGGCATCGATCGTGGTGGTCTGCCGCTCGATGGCAGCGACGGAGGCGAAAGAGCAGGCGCAAAGGTTGGCGGATCAGGTACGCAAGGCGCTGTGGCCGCTTCGGAAGTCCGGCAACGCGCTGGGCGTGAACACGTTCGTTACGGGGGATGTAACAC